AGGTATTACCAACAATACCAGAAAATAGTGTAGATTTAATTATAACTTCTCCACCTTACGATAATATCAGAGAATATAATAATTCATCTATATGGAATTTTGATATATTTAAAAATATAGCAAATGAATTAAAGAAATCTTTAAAAGATGGTGGAGTCATTGTTTGGATTGTTAATGATGCAACAATTAATGGTAGCGAAACAGGAACTTCTTTTAAACAAGCATTATATTTTAAAGAAATAGGTTTAAATTTACATGACACTATGATTTGGAAAAAAGAATCAAACCCTTTTACTCATAAAAATCGTTACATAAATATATTTGAATATATGTTTGTTTTTTCTAAACAAAAACCAAAAACCACCAATCTCATTAAAGATAGAAAAAATAAATATGGTGGCACAAAAGTTCATGGTACTCAAAGAGAAAAAGATGGAAGTCTTAGACCTCCTACAAGAATAGGTAAGGAAATAAAAGAATATGGCTCTAGGTTTAATGTTTGGGAAATAAACACAGAAAAACAAAATAAAACAGGACACCCAGCAGTATTTCCAATTAATTTAGTGCAAGACCATATAAAAACTTGGTCTAATGAAAATGATACAGTTTTAGATTGTTTTATGGGTAGTGGAACAACAGGATTAGCTTGTAAAAATTTAAACAGAAATTTTATTGGTATAGAAATTGATAAAGAATACTTTGATATTGCCAAACAAAGAATAGAATCAACATTATTTTAATTTATTATTACAACCTATTGTGATAAAAGCCTTTTATGGCTAAATACAAAGGAAGAACTGTTAAACTTAACAAACCCATGCGTGGAGATGTTAAAAAGTTTAAAGTATTCGTAAAAAATCGTAAGACAGGCAAAGTAGTCAAAGTAAATTTTGGCTCTAAAGAATTATCTATTAAGAAAAATATACCAGCGAGAAAGAGATCATTCATGGCTAGGTTTCGTCCAATTCTAAACAAAGCTAAAAGATCAGGTAAGCAATTAAACACAACACCGGTATATTGGGCAGTTAAATCATGGCAAAAAGGATTCAAAGTATGATTGATAAATGGTTATATACATTCTTTGGCTGGATAGACTCATGGTTTTATTGGGTAGATAAACAATTTGTTAAAGCTATTAAGAAACGAAAGAAAAGAAAATGAGAGATACTAAAACATTAGAGCAATACAGTAAAAACGCACAAAAGAAATTAAAAGAAATGAATCTATTTAAGTTTCTTAAAAAAGAAGTTAATGTAGGTGCTAATGGGACCCAAGATTATGTTATCAAAAAAGGTATCAATAAAGGTAAAGTTGCTAAATGAAAATATCAGAAAATACTTCGGTATCTTTACCGATAAGAAATTTACTTGCCATTGTAGGGGCAGTAGCAATAGGTGTATGGGCTTATTTTGGCATAATTGAAAGAATAACATTATTAGAAACTGCTGATAAACTCCAAGAACAAGATTTACTAGAAGCATCTGCTCAGAAACCCATAGACCAGGAACAATTCATGCTTCTCGAACATATGGCTGAACAATTAGAGAAATTAACTCAAAGAGTAGATGGTATGATGAATAACAGAGTTAATATTGAAAGACTACAAACTGATGTTGAAAGACTTAGAATTGATGTAGAGAAATTAAAAGATTCAGTAAGAGCAAACATAGGTAAATTAAATGGCAATCACTAAATTAGTATTTGCATTATGCTTATTTATAAATGGAGAACTTGTAGAGCATAGAATACAAGACAGCTTATCTACTTGTCTTAAAATGAAGCGAGAAGCAACTAGAAATATGGATATGCAAAATAAACAGTTTATGTGTGGAGAAGTAGAAGCTGAAATCGAAGAAAATATTGATGGTAGTAAAACAATAAAAAAGATTATAAAGTCTAAGTAATGAAATTTGTCTTAGTCTTTTCTATTTGCTCTGCAATCACAGGTTTTTGTAATAATCCAATTGTAGTGAAACCACCATATGATACATGGACAGATTGTGTAGTTGCTGGTAGTGAACTCACAATCGCATTTGCTAAAAGACAAGAAGAACTTTTAAACAACGAAAAATTATATATATCTTACTTCTGTAATGAAAATCACTCTAACAAAACCCCAACTTAAAGTTAGTACATCAAAAGCAAGATTCAGAGTTTTAATATCAGGTCGTAGATTTGGTAAAACTTATCTAGCTGTTACTGAAATGATGAAATATGCAAGTCAGCCAAACAGAAGAATATGGTATGTAGCACCAACATTTAAGATGGCTAAAGAGATCGTATGGGGAACTCTTAAAGAAATGCTTAATCAATTTAATTGGATAGAAGATATTAACGAAACAACAATGACTATTAAAATTAGACAATCAAATAGCATTATCTCACTTAAAGGTGCTGATAACTATGATTCACTTAGAGGTACAGGTTTAGACTTTTTAATCTTAGACGAATTTGCAGATATAGATAAACGAACATGGTTTGAAGTTTTAAGAGCATCTATTGCCGACAGATTAGGTCATGTTTTATTCTGTGGTACACCCAAAGGCTATGGTAACTGGAGTTACGAACTATACTTAAAAGGAAAACAAGACGAAGAATGGGATAGCTTTCAATTTACAACTATTCAAGGTGGTATGGTATCTCAAGAAGAAATAGAACAAGCTAAACAAGATATTGATATTAGAACATTTAGACAAGAGTTTGAAGGTACTTTTGAAAATTATGCTGGGGCAGTTTATTATAATTTCCACCCTGTAGATAATGTTGTTAAAAGACAAATAGATTGGACAAAACCTCTACATATAGGAATGGACTTCAATGTCGATCCTATGTCAGCTTGTGTAGGTCAAATAGAGAAAGATAAAGTTTATTTTATAGATGAAATCATCATTTATGGTTCAAATACAGATGAAATGGTACAAGAAATTAGAGATAGATATGGAACTAAGATGCAAATATTTATATATCCAGACCCTGCTTCTAAACAAAGAAAGACATCTGCTGGTGGACGAACTGACTTATCTATTCTACAAAATGCTGGTTTTAAAGTTAAAGTTAAACATAAACACCCAGCGATCAGAGATCGTGTTAATGCAGTTAATAGTAGATTGAAAGATAGTAAAGGAGAAAGACATATTTTTGTTTCACAATCTTGCAAAACTTTGATAAAAGGTTTACAACGACAAATATACAAGGAGAATACAAATATTCCTGACAAGGAAGATGGTTTCGATCATATGAATGATGCTTTAGGCTATATGATTGATTATTTAAAACCATTAACTACTCAGGCTAATTTTTCTTCTCCAACAAGATGGACAATGAAATAAAATATGGCATACACACGAGATCAAGCACAAGAAGTTCATAAAGATTATTCAGAAACGATTAATAACTGGGAATATTATATACGATCATATAATGGTGGATATGACTACATGGTAGGTCAATATCTAAACAGATATAATTTAGAACTTGATAACGAATTTAATCAAAGACTTGCAAATACTCCATGCGATAATCATTGTAAAAATATCATTCAAATTTATTCATCATTTCTTTTTAGAGTTAGACCAAGTAGAGATTTTGGTTCATTAGCTGATGAGCCTAGTTTAGAATCATTCTTAAAAGATGCTGACTTAGAGGGTAACAATTTAAACTCAGTAATTAAATCTGCACAGAACTATGCTTCTATTTATGGTCATTGTTTTTTAATTTTAGATAAACCTAATGTTACTACAAATACTAGAGCAGAAGAATTAGAACAAGATATTAGACCATACTTATCAATCGTAACTCCTGAGAATGTTTTAGATTGGAATTACGAAAGACAATTAAATGGTAAGTACGAATTAAACTATTTAAAAATCCGAGAGGAAGTAGATAGACAAGGTGGTACATATATGCGTATTTGGTATCCTGATAGAATTGATACCTTGTATATGCCTGAAAGAGAAGAACCTCGTGTGATTGATACTGTAGATAATATGATTGGTAAAATACCAGCAGTTATTTTGTACAATTCTAAATCTCACAAAAGAGGAATTGGCCAATCAGATTTAACTGATATTGCTGATCTACAAAAATCTATCTACAATGAATATTCTGAAATGGAACAACTAATCAGATTAACTAACCACCCATCATTAGTTAAAACTCCAAGTGTAAATGCAAGTGCTGGTGCTGGTGCTGTTATTGAAATGCCTGATGAACTTGAGCCAAACTTAAAACCATATTTACTACAACCATCTGGCCAGAACTTACAAGCTATTATGGACTCAATAAATAACAAGGTAGAATCTATAAATAGAATTGCACACACAGGTGCTGTTAGAACTCAAAAGACAGGAATATCATCTGGTGTAGCTTTACAAACTGAATTTGAATTACTTAATGCTAGACTATCTGAGAAAGCTGATAACTTACAAATAGCTGAAGAACAATTATTTAGATTATATGCTTTATTCCAAAATGCTAAATTTGATGGAGAAATAAATTATCCTGATAGTTTCAATATTAGAGATTATGCAACTGATCTAATGTTCTACCAACAAGCTAAAGCAATCAATGTTCAATCTCCAACATTATCAA